TTCAATTGTGGAATAGTTTCAGCTATTATCCTAGCGTGCATATGTTTAATTATCTAACATCACAGCGCGGTAAATACTTCGGAAAAGATAAAAAATTATATTATGGTGAATATCTGTTCACCATTGACTGGTGTCATCCTGAGAGTAACATCCTGGATACTGAGCATAGTGAGATTCCTCACGAGCATAAGTGTGGACATGTTATGGCTCTTGATAATGGTAACTATTCAATTCAACCTAATAATCGCATTCTTTGGAATATTAGTAATTTTACCACAAGAGACGACATACCAGACTATAAGGTCCAAACTACAGAATGGAACGTCGAGAATAAGGGCTGGATTACAGAGGATACTGACAAAATGTTCTACAAAATAGAAGACAAATAGTGTAGTATACTTGGCTATGACAATAGAGGTAGCCAGGAATGAATTATTATTTTACAGCAACGTTAATAATATTATTGTGTTTGATGGCAATATTTTTAGAACCAGGGTACGTACCTAAATGAGTAAACAACCATTAACAATATCTGAATCGGCTGCCGTGCAGATGCCGATGAAGACGG